ATAAGTGCATCTTTTATGAGGTCTTAACTCAACATTAAAAACTCATAATTGGTGCATTTGTATAAGTTCCTTTTTTACATATAAGCAATACAAAGGATTTTTTTGGAGATATGCTAATAAATAGCATATCTTCTATTTAAGATTTTGAATTTCAGATAAAACTGAATCAGGAACTCCAATCTGTTTCCCCATTTGCATAACATTTTGAACCTGTTGAGGTGTAGCATTTCCCATAATTTGTTTTAAAAAACCTTTTGGGTCAGTTCCTGCTTGCATCATTTGATTAACTTGCTGGTATCTTTGAGGATTAATTCCACGCAACATATTCATTGCACTACTTAACATAGGATTCATCATAAAAATCACTTCCTTATTTAGATTTCTTTTCTATTTTATTTTCTGTAGTTTTATTTTCTACGGGAGCTGTAGCCATACTCATCATCATTTTCATTTGCTCCATTTGTTGTTTCAATTCATTTATTTCTTTATCTTTCTTTGCTATCTCTTCATCTTTAGGGTCTAATTCTATTACTTCTGTAAGAGTATATGTCTTTATATCTCCACTAGCATTTTTTACCCAAAGAGTTGACATATCTTTATCTGCAAAAAAAGTATTTTTTAATGTTAAAGTGCCTTTAACCTCGTCTATATCTTTTGCATATTTAGCATCCAATTCTGCATTTGTTTGATTGGGTGCTAATTGGAAAGTTTGGTTAATTGCAGGAGTTTGTTGAGGTTGCATAGGCTGTGACATTTGCCTCATCTGTTGGTCAATTCTGTCTCTCATTTGTTGTAAATCTTGCATATAATATTGATTGTTTCCATACATAGGATAATTAGAATAATTGTTCATAGACTATTCCTCCTTGCTTGTTATTTGGTTAAAAATATCATCAACAAGTTTTTCTGCTTCCTCTCTTGTCTCAAATGAATCTATAACAAAAGGTCCTTTTTTAACCTCATATCTTACTTTTGAAACATAGGTACTATCTTTTTCAAAATTCATAAGATATCCACTAGAAATAATTTCTTTTCCTTCTTTTTCTAAATAAATTGATTCATTTATTCTTATATCCTCATTTAAAATATAAATATTATCTTTATATTTAAAAATAATATTAGAATTTTTATCTTTAGAGATAATATCGCAACATAAATAATTATTTGTTAAATCCATAATTTAAAATTCCTCCTCATCTTCTAAAAATATTGGATTATAATAATCTCGATTATTTTCAGGATTAAAATTTATTGCCATCATAGCAAGAATTATAATAAACCAAGAACTCATATTATCCTCCAAACCCGCTAGAAAACATACCATTTACTAAAGCTTTCATTTTCTCTTCGTTCTCTTCTCTATTTTCTGCTTTTTCTAAATCATAAAGTTCAGCTTTTAACAATTTGGTATCTTCATAAGATAACTCTTCTTTGTTTAAAATCCTTTCTATATTTTCTTTTAACTTTTTTTTGATTTTTTCTTTCATATAAAAACCTCCCTTAAAATTTTGTCTATAAAAAACAATAAAAGACAAGGTGTTTTGAGCCTTGCCTATTCTTCGATAATAACTATAATAGGCGAATAGTTATTATCTATTTTTATTATAACTATATTTTTTAAATATCTCTATAACGGATATAAAAATTTTTTTCTATTTTTTAATATAATAATCAAATTTATCATTTTATCACATCCTATCTTTTTGATACGTTTATTATACTACATAATTGTGTTCAAAAGATATAACGGATGTAAAAAAAAGAAGGAGTTTTTAGAGGGCTACTTTTCAATAGCCTCGTTTTCATTCTCCTTCTTCATCAGAACTCAATCTTATACTATATTCAATAAAATGTGACATTATCTTAATTTCATCTGATACTCTTTGTGCATCAATATCCATTAATCTCGCAATTTCTGAATAACTTTTTAGTTCTTTAAATCTATATACAAAAATATAATATTTTCTTTTATCATTTTCTTTTAAATGTTTTTCATATTCAAGCAGTTTCTTATTATCCTTATTGAATTTTACCCAATCAAATACAGCTTGATTTAGGGTATTCCCTCCCCAAAAGAACAATCTGTCCAAATCTTTTATGTTTGACTTTTGGCTAAAAAAAATATATGTACTTGTTGCAACCACTGCTATTTTTATATCGATTTTTGATAATAAATAAAAACTAATAAATAATAATGTTGACCATATCAAGCATAAATACCAGTCTTTATAATGCATCGATTTACCAATTATTACTTTATTTAAAATGAATGATACAAATATAATTAGGATATCAATGATAGAAACATCAAATAATATCCCAATCATAAAGATAACACCAATTTCAAAAACATTAAATAATATATTTGGTAAATAATAATTAAAAAATGTTTTCTTCATTTGTTACTCTCCTTCTTCTACATTTCCAAATATAAACCAACTATCTAACATATTCTTTCCTCCTAACTGCCTATTATATTTATCATATATTGAATACCTAGATTCAATATAAATATCATAACATTTAAAGAGACAACACATACCTGTCTTATAGTTATCGCCTTTATCTTATTCGGATGTTCATAATTTCTATTCCATTGTGAAATAAAATATATATAAACCTTATTCAATTTGTTTTTCAATATAAATAAACTAAAAAACATAAAGAATCTACTTATTATATAAGTCAACCAATATTTTCTAAAAAAATAATGTATTGGTAAAACTATTAATGTACATAATATTAAATTTAATGAAGCATATACAAAAACAAATAAATCAGAAATATGAAATTTGTCTTTATATAATACTTTCAATATTATGGGGACATAAATAGTAAATAAAATTTGAAAATATATATTCTTTGTCAACATTGTCTTTAATGTAACATAACCTATTAATAATAATAAAAACAATTTAATTCTATTATTTTTATATTTCTTGGTGTAAATTAAAAATAAAGTAAAATAAATTACTTCTGGAAATAATCCTAAAATAAAATTTATAATAAAATTCAACATATTTTCCCCCGACTTTCCCGACTAAAATACAATTAGAGAAGCTTAGTCGGAAAGCTTATCAATGAGTTAATTACTCTCATCTATCTCTATAACCATTATAATACATAAATTATTTTTTTGCAACTTTTTCTTCTTGTTTGTGATAATCTTCTTTTATATTTTGAACTACTTCTGATACAAAACTATTTCCGCCCATATTTTTATATTTATCATAAATTTTTAATATATATTCATATTCGTGCTCACTTAATGGTATTCCATTATCAAGGCTTTTTTTGTATTGCAATATAGTTTCTCTCAAACGGTCTTTTTCATTTTCGTCAACCTTAGTGTCAATTCTGTCTACTTTTTTATCCATATCAGATATCTTATCAGATATATCTCCTACTAAAAACTTTTTTATCATACTTAAAGGATTTATTTTTATAGGGCTTTTTTCTACAACAAAAGAAATTCCAAACGTTCCTAAAATAGCCGCTATAGTTCCGAATAATTGATTCCACACTTTATATTCTCCCCTTGTTTATATTAATAGGTTAGACCTAATCGTCTCAAAAAAATCTAACCTACATTCTTCCTATATTTATTATAACATACAATAAATATAAATTCAATTATTTCTTAATGTTAAATTTATCTTTAAGTATTTTTTCTACCCTCTTGCCTATCGCGTCGATGTCGCTTTGATTACGTACTGAAGCTTCAATCTTTATCATATCGCCATCTTTAATTTCTATTGTTGGACCATTTGTTATGTTTGTTGTATTTCCAGATGCAACATTGTCAAAATATTTCATCATTCTGTTTAAGCTTGCACTCCAAGTTGGTTTCAAAACCACTTCTCCGAGGTTTCAATAAAGCATATCCGCTCCATATTTCCTCCAACTATTCCTCCATCGTGGAATTTAGGAATTTTTAATGTTTTTCCAGCGTAAATTTTATTTGCATCTTTTATATAAGAATTTGCATCCAAAATTTTCTGAACTGTAGTTCCATATTTTTTAGCGATTGCAGATAATGTGTCACCACTCTTTATCGTATATGTTTCATATTCTTTACTGCTTGAACTGCTCTTTTTAGTGCTTGTCGCACTGCTTACAGCCTTTTTCAATGGGTCAACAAAATTTGTTTTATAAGCATTATATAAGTTTTTAGCTGAAATTACAGAATTATCATACACAATCTTATCTGATTCGGAAAACATTTTTACTTTATAATCATAAACCGCTTGTAAAGCATCAATTTGTTTTTGTGCACTTGCTTCAATTGAAGCGATTTGTTTTTCTTGTTCAGTCTCTATTGCCTCTACTTGTGCATCTCTCTGGTTTTCTATCTCTGTAATTTGGTCTTCTAAATCCCAATCTTCTAACTTTTCTTGCCATTCTTTATCTAAATCAACTAAATTCTGCTTCGCTTTCTTTAAATTCTCTTGTGCTTCTTTTCCTGTTCTTTGAGACCAATAAGAAATGTCATCTAATATTCCTTGTCTTTCTTCTTCGTATTCTTCTTTTTCTCTTTCTCTATCAACCTCATCTTCAACTTTTTTCAATGCTGCAATTTTTGCATCTGCTTCGTCTTTTATCATTTGAATTTTCTTTTCGTTAGCCTCTTTTAATAGGTCTATCTCTTTATCTCTCGCATCTTCTATAGCATCAATTTGGTCTTCCAAGTTATCTTCTAAATACTTAAAATATTCCAATTCTAAGCTTTCGATTTCTTCAGTATATTCTTCTATTAGTTTTTTTCTATCTTCTGTACTTAGCCAAGTGGCATTTTTAATTTTCTTTAAATAATTATTATATCTTGATATTCTTTGCTTAGTAACATAAAGCATATCTTGATTAGAGAGTAATCCCAATTGTTGTTGTTTTTTAACCCAAGCCTCTTCAGCATCTTCCATTTTTGTAAGACTTTCTTTAAATGCCGTTACTCTATTATCATACGCAGTGGTATCTGTTGTTTTTTTAGAAGAACTACTTTTTGAACTACCCGAGCTACCAGATTTAGAGCTGCTAGTTCCACTAGAGCTTGCAGTCAAAGTAATTGATGATATTTTCTTGGCTGCACTTTGATATGCGCTTGCTATTGCTTGAGCTTTTGCTGAAAAATCTTCAACTCCATTCTCAGCTGCTGTACCCTTAGCGGCTGCTATTGTTTCCTGTAACGCACTAGCTAATTTTAATACTTGACTTGCTGCTGTTGCTGCTTTGTTTCCAGCCGTAACAGCGTTATTACCAAAACTTGCTATTGCATTTTTTGCAGTAGTTGATAACGAATCCGTTTTCCCTAAAGATAAATTTTGTATATCAGCAGCTGCTGCTTCTTGTAAGCTTTCTATAGCTGCAACTTTTGTACTTTCTGCTAGTGCCTCCATACTTCCTGAATTTACAACCAACTTTCCATTTACTACATCTAAATAGCTTAATAAATCATTATCTACCAAGCTTTTAAATGTTGATACAGTTAATTGTCCTGTGCTATTTAATTCATTCTGTGCAGTAGTTAAAGCCGTATATTGGGTTTGTAACTTATCCATATCAGTTGCCAAAGTGCTTATAGTATCAGACATTTCTTGAATATCTTCTTTTGTAGTATTATTAGCATCATCAACACTTTTTGCATATTCTGGAAATGCTTCTCTTGCCAATGTAACGATTTTATCTTTAAATTCATCTAAATTATCAATATTATCTGTATCTATTCCCATTTCTTTTAGTTTATCTAAATCTAAATTGTTAATTTCATTCAATGCATTCTGAAAGTCTTCTGCATTTTCAATAGTTTTATCATCGAAAAGTTGATGGTAAGCAAAGTCGTCTGCTAAATCTAAATACTCTTCTGTTTTTTCGTTTACTTCTTCTTGAGTACCATTCAATTGATTTATAGAATCATTTATCCAATTATAAGTATCAGTCCCTGTTTTTCCTGTTTCCTCCAAATATTCTTTATATTTTTGTAAAAGTTCTAACTGCTTTTCAGCATCTAACTCATCTAACATATCTGCCAAACTCCAGCCAGAAAAATCTTCTTCTTTCATACCTGAAACTTCTTGAAAATATTTTTTAACAGCATCACCTAACTCAATTTCATAAGTTTGTTTAAGTCTATCCAATACTCCTAAAGTAATTTTAGAAGAATCTGCTATTTTTTCTTGAGCTTCTATTGCATCTTGTTGGCTCTGTAACGCTCTTTTTCTTTCTTCTTGTTCTACTTCTTTAATAACCTTTAATTGTTCCCTATAATTATCAGTTAATTTATAAACAACATTCCCTTGCTCATCTGTATAACTTGTTACTAATTGAACGCTTTGCCCTGATTCTTTTATTATCGAATTGATTTTTGCTTGAAGATTCATTATATCAGTTAAATTTTCAGTATCAACTTTGCTAGAAAAATTTCCGTTTTCGTCAGAAGTTGCTTCATTCAATTGCTCTAAATATAATTCTAATGATTCAGCGGTTTGATTATAAGTCTCTGCTGCTTCTCTATTAGATTCAACTAGTTCTTCTTGTTTCTCTATGTATTTTTCTTGTGCGTGAATAAGATTGTCTAATAATGCAGTTACAGCTGTTATTGCCAAAGAAAGTCCAGCAGAAATTGCAGCTTGTAATAACAATGTTTTCGCAGTTAATAGAACCGTCTGAACCGTAGTTGTTTTCAAATAACCAATATATCCTTGTAAGCTAGCCGTTCCGCCTTCTTTTATTGTTTTAACATATCCTTGAAAACTAGCAGTCGTTCCACTTAATGCTTGATTAAGTTCTTCTGCACTATTTTCTGTACTTTGTAAAGCAACATTAACTTCTTCAATATTCTTTTTTAACCCTATCCAGTTAGATGCTTTTGTATTTTTATTCAATAAAGAAAACGCCAATGTTACAGCAGCTATTGCAGTTGGCAGTAGTCCTATTTTATCAACAATAACTCCTAATCCATCTATTAAATTAGTTCCCAAAGATAACATACTTCTAAATGCGTCTTCAACGCCTTTATCCCATACTTCAGTTTTTAGTTTTAATAATTCATCATTAAATTGAGCTTGTGCAGCTTCAGCTGTTGCCATATATTTTGAGTTTTCTTCTAAAGAATATCCAACTGAATTTAAAGAATCAGTTAAAACTTGTGCATATACACTATCTTCTCCTGCCATTTCGCCAAGTAATGAGGAACCTATATTCCTTCTAAATACTGTGAAAATGCTCAATAATTGTTGCATTTCTGTTGAATTTTCTTTTCCTTCGTCTTTCAAAGCTTGCATCTTTTCAGACATCTCACCAAGAATATCTAAAACATCTTTAAATTCAGTTTTAGTTTCATCTGTATAAAAGTCTAGTCCTAATGCTTCTGCTATTTTCAGCTTGCTTGATTCTTTTAATTGTTGAGTAATATTTCCTAATGCGGTACCTATAGCCTTACCACCTCTTTGAGATGAATATTCAGCTGCAACTATTGTTGCAATTGTTTCATCAATACTTGCACCAGCTATGTTAAACGCACTAGATGTTTTCTTTAATGCATCCATTATGTCTTCTGATGTTGTTGGATAACTATCTGCTACTTTGTTGATTTTATCAATTATGTCTCCATATTTATCAGCTTCTTCAGCAGCATTTCCAGTCATCAAACCCCATTGAGCCATTACTGCAATCATATCTGAAGTTGCTTCTGTCGCATCTAAATCCGCAGTATTTAAAGCTAACATTGTTTTCTCTGTTAAAGCCAAAACTTCATTTTCTTCATATCCAGCTTGTGCCAATCTCAAAGCTACATCTGATACATTGTCAAAAGTATTTCCATAATCATAAGCTAATTGAATTAATTGGTCTCTATATGCATCAATATCAGAAAGTCCACTTTCCATAACCCTATTGATGGCAACCATTTGACTTTCCATACTTACCATTTCGTCTATGACGTCCGAAATTGAGCTTTTAAGCAAATTAAATCCTTGGTATAATAGATATGTTTCTGCATATCCCGCAATCTTATCATATAATGTTTTAGAAGAATTGGCTATCCTATTATTATATTCTTCCTGCTTTAACATATTTTTATAAGCAGCTAATTCCTTTTTATTATTTAATTCGTTATCTTGCTCTGCTATTATATTATTGTGTTGCTGATTTTCTACTTCTTCAGCTTTGTTTGCTTGCTCAATATATGCAGTTGTCTTATCTATCAATTTTTGCTTATTTTTTGCAATTTCTTCTGCCGATTTTTTGGAATAATTTGCATTTTGGCTTTCTTGTGATTGCATTTTGCTATATACTTTTTCCAAATTGGAATTTAATGTATTTAATGAACCTGTATCTACATTTATTTTTAATTTTAAATTTTCATTTAATTTTTCTGCACTATCATTTAATTTTTCAATGTCTTGCTTTAAAGTGTTCAAGCTATTTGCATCATAGCCCCATTTTAATTTTGCAATTTCTTTCTCTGTCTCTGCCATTAATTTCACCTCACATTTTACATAAAGTCTTTATTCATATCTGCAATCATAGATATAAACTCTTCTTTACTATCTATCTTTTCCTTCTTTTCTTCTCCACTTCCCATATAAGGTATAGTCATTGGATATGATAATGGATTATTTATGTTATTCATATATGCATTAAATTGTGGATAACTGAGATTAAGAATTTCTTTGTGACTAAATCCTCTACTTTTTAAAAGCATAAAGAGTAATCCCCAATCCGTTACTTCTTTGGAATCTTTGTCGCTATCCTCACTAGATTCCAGATTTAGTCCGATATTTGACACCAATTAAATAAGAAATCACCTATCTCTTTAAAAGACCAATTATGTTCAATTAAAAGTTCTTCAGTCATTGGGATTTTTTCATCATTTACACAATAATAAACATATTTATTTATTATATACATAAAAGATGCTTTTCTTTTAGAATCTGTAATATTAAGTCCAAACAATTGCCAATTTACATCATCCTCTTTTTCTAATTGTTTTCTATCCAATATAATTAATTTTTCTTCTGGGTTCTCATCTCCCATTATATATTTCATATCCATTATATTTACTGGTAATATTAAATATTCTCTACCAGCTATTTTTTTCTTCTTTCCAACTCCTGTCATTGTTTCTAACGACACTTTTTTTTCTTCTTTTTTCATAAAAAATCCTCCTTACTTAAAAATAGGACAGACACTAAAAAAATGTCTGCCCCTAAAAATATCATTATTTAGCGCTTTTAAATTTAACTGTGTATGGTTGTTCACCTGGTAATGGTGCATACATATTAAATGTTAATGTTTTTGTTGCACTTGGGTCTTTTTGTAATGAATCTACCATATCTCCTGATACAGAAGCTTGTGATATTTCTATATTAACTGGTAATTTCTCACTATCATTTAATGTAGAATACTCTGTATCTATTATAATCTTATGATATTTCATAGCTGTTCTTCCTTGTGAATATGACATTGTATCTGCTGTGACTGTCATTGTTACTGCTACACTCTTTTCTGCATCATCTTCTGCAAAAGTTAATGTAGTTTTTGAACCAGTAGATTCAACTTTATATTCCCCTGTTTTTGGGTCAGATTCAACTTTTTCATATTCAGTTCCATCTGAACCAACAACTTGAATAAATGCACCTGTTTTATATGCATCATCAAATTCAATTTTTTTGTCTGAACCTATTTTATCATAATCATAAATTTTTAACATTGTATCTGAATCTGTTGTTGCTAATTCAGTTCCAGAACACATAGCCCAAATTGCTGGGTCTACTGTTGAGAAATCTATTGCAACTGTTCCAGATATTGCTGTTACTCTGTCTCCAGCAGCATAGAAACTATTACCATCAGCTATTTCTGTTTTTGTTTTTGAATTTGTTACTGTTATAGTGTTAATAACAGCAGTATTTCTAATAGCATTTGTATAGTCCAAACTTCCATCTTTTTTTACTGGAATAAATACAACATTTCCTGGTCTATCAATAACAAATCCACCTTTTGTTTTAAGAATATCTCCCATTTTTTAATCCTCCTCTTTCTTTAATTTTTATATAAAGTAGCATAAAAGCTAAACCTTATACCAACTCTTTCATAATTATTTATAATTGCTACTTGTGAAGTTATTCCTTCACATTTTATATCTTTTAACATTTGTTTTCCATCTTCTAATTCTACTGTTAAGTTTTGTCCAGAAAATTCATCAGAAATTAAATCTAAAAGTTTAAAAACATTTGGCATATTTGTATTATCATAGTAAATACTAATATCTACTTGTGGATTTCCAAATAAATAGCTTCCAGTTTTTATACTCTGTGCTAAAGATATTGCCAATCTTGTTTTAGCATAATTTTTATATTTAACTCCATCTATTTCTATCTCTGGATAAACCTTTCCTAATTCAATAGGCTCTTGTGAAGATTTTACAATTGCTTTATCAATTATTCTTTTTCTTTTCATTTTTTTGATTTCTTCAGTATCTGTATCAAGAATTGTAGGCAAATTTAAAATATCCATCATTTTTTCATTTCTAATTATTCTATTTAAAAATGCTTCTAATGTTTCATCAGACCTTAATGACATTTTATTTCCTCCTAACTTGATTTTATAAAACTCGAAAAATTAATTTTACTTATAGCATTTTGATATGCTCTAGGTAAATATGTATTATATAGCCATTGATAAGCCATTTGCAAAGCGTATGACGGTGACACCGGATTAATTTTATACCCTGTAATCATCTCCGCTTTTTCAAGATTGCGTCCTTCCATATATCCAGAAGAATATTTTTCTTTTCCAGATAAAACATCTGTATATTTTCCTTCAGGTCTACCAACTATAGTATTCGTGGTTCTAGCCTTATTCCATCTATCACTATTTCTATAATCTTGATATCCTGGATTATCTGCAAGCATCAAACTTCCTGTACCATAAGAATCTGCCAAAACATAAGTATTAGCACTTAGATATGCCACTATTATGTTACTTTCTTGTTCAATTATTTTATAGCTTAATTCTGCATTTTTTTTAAACTCATTGAACCTCATTTTAGATATTACTTCGTTTTTCCAAGCGGTTAATGCAACATTCAATTCATCTTTAAGATTGTTAAATAATGCTTGTTTTAAGCCCAATTCATCAAAACTTAAAGCCATATTTACTCACCTGTCCTTGTTTCATAAGTACCATAAACTCTTATTACCCCAGGAACACCATACTCGTCAATACTTTCTATTTTTATTCTTCTACTCATATCTCCTTCTAAATTATTTAATATAATTCTATCTCCATTGTTCAATATATATAATTCATTATCTATATTCCTTTTTGGGATTTGAATGCTTATATTGGTTGTATCTTCAACACCAGCTTGAAAGTTTTTTTCGTCTTTATTTGTCATTGTAACAAACGAAGCCACTTTTTCATAAACGCTTTCGTATTTATCAATACCTTCTTCTTCATTATATTTAAGTCTTTCAATAGTTGCCGTAGAATTTTGTTTAATAGCATTTATATTTCGAGTATTTTTCTGAAATTCAAATTGATTAACCGATTGTAAAATAAACATTTCATTAGGAACGTTCTCCCTATAAAACAATTGACCAGGTTTTATTTTTTCAATGTCATCAGAAGTAAGCAATGCATCGATTGTTGCATCTCTCATTGCGATATCATAAGTAGACCTAGTGCTTGGCTCTAAGCTTAAATACCCTATATAATATTTATCATTTGGTGCTAATATTCTTACATCAAAACTTTGCATTTTTTGATATATATGTGCATAAGCATCAGGATAACTTAACATTTTACAACACCTCCCTAAATGCTTTCATTAGGATATTCAGATTCATCTGTAAGTGTGGCAAATGTATTTCCATATTCAAACTCATCATCTATTTCTGATATTATTTCGTCTAATATATCGTTACATTTATTTAGCATATCTAAAGCCTTACTATCCCAATCAATACTTTGCATTATCGTTTTAGTTGACTTGTTTTCCATTTGTTTTGGTAATCTTGCGTACATTCCTGCACATAATAAATAACATATATAATATAAATAAGATATATCTAAAAGTTCTAAACTTGTTTTCAATTCTTCTTCACTGTAATCACTTATTTGTTTGTTTATGTATTTGCTTGCTCTTATTTTAAAAGTAGGAGAAGATATGATATCGTTTTCTAATATTTCTTCCGGAACTCCAATTATCGCTCTGATTCTTGTTCCTAAATCGCCTTCTTCGAATTTTTCTTCAAAATCTATAATCATACCTTTCTCCTTTCTTTTCTATACTAAGCTAATACTAATATAGCAGAAGCTCTTGAATCAATTTTGTTAAATCCAGCATTTTCTGTCATAACAGCTAATTGTGTTTGATTTTCAACTGTCTTAGAAACTTCATTTATTGTTGAACCTGCTTCTATAGTTTTTTCTATAGCATAATTTTTAGCAAGACCAATTATTTGATGTTTACCATCACTTGTTAATCCTAAATCTTCACTATAAATAACTTTTAAGTTATTTAATAATCCTTGTGGGAATTCGAAGTTTACTTTTGGATTTATAGCATTTGTTAAATTCTTATCCATTAATATTGTACAAATTTGTGTATATACTTCTTCATCTACTAATAAAGTATCATAATTAAATGGTGCTTGTTTTACTAAGAATTTTCCTTCTTTTGCATCTGGATTTAATTCACTAGCTTTATAAACTTCTGCTGGATTTGTATTTCCGTCACCTTGTTCAACAACTTCAATAACGGCTCCAACTTCATCATATCCAGCTTGTAATGAAACTAATTCCATTTGTTTTCTGAACATATCAATAGTTGTTCTTCTTAAAACCTCGTATGTAGCTTTAACTCCTACACCATATTTATATATTTTGATTGATACTTCTCCAAGTTTTAAAGTAGCTACTGGAATATTAGCTCCTTCTGCTATTCTTCTCTTAGATAAAGCTTGTTTATTTTTTTGTCCTGCTGGAGTGTTAGATAAATCTAATACTATTTGTTTAGCAGAATCTCCATTTATAACTCTTGTGCTTGCTACTAAATCATTGATTATAGATGGCATACCAGAAATTTGTCTTAATTGTCTAATAATAAATTCTGGGAATAAGTTTCTATTTTCATCAGTTGTGAAGAATTTCATCATTGATGAACTTTGAATACCAAATTCTAAATTATCTTTTACAATTATTCCTTTTGATAATAAAGCTATATCAAAAGCATCTAATTCTCCATTAAATTTTTCAACAATATTTGAATATTTGTTGTTTAGGTATGTTGTAAGTGACACACCTTCTGTTGCTGCTGCTTCAACGTCAGCTGCTTGAACATTGATTTTTTCATCATCTTTTAATACTAAAAATTTATTCATCTTACCTTTTCCTCCTATTTTTTATAATATTATTGAAGCATATAAACTATCTGCTGTAGATGGTTTAACAACTGCTCTTTCTTTTGTTCCTTCAACTGCAACTACTTCACCTTTAGCATTAACTGCTAGTCCTTTTATTCCTCCAGTTATTGCTGCTGATGTTGGAACTTCGTCAACTCCACCAGCGATTTGAACTCCTGCAAATCCGTCCATTTCATAAGTCATTATTATTCCTAATAATGCATCTTTAGCTGAACCAGTACCAAATCCTACTGTTCCATCTTCGTTTAATTTTACAGCTAATTGTTTACCATTAATATCAACATTTCCTGTTGTTGCTTCTGTATGATTTGCAACTAAATAAGCTTGTGTTTCACTGTCTACTGGGAATGTAGCTGCTACATATCCAATTCCTTCAAAATCTACGATTTTATTCATTTAATTTTCCTCCTTATTAATAATTTCCAGTTTTAAATTGTTTCATATCAACTTTAATTCCTTCAGACTCTGTTTTCGAGAAATCTTGTTTAGATACTTTGGGTTTTACAAATTTTTCTTTTACTTGTTGTTCCCAAACTTCTGCCATTTCTTTTATGTCTTTCGTTTTCATATTAGAGAAAGTCTTGTTGAAAATATCTTTATTGAAAGCATTTCCCATTGAATGAACTCCGCTCTCTAATGCTTGAGATATGACTTCATTTCTTATTTCTAAACCTTCTCTTGCCAGTTCAACTAATTGGTCAACTGATTCACAAATATTTCCGAATTTATTTAAAATGTCTTTAGAAGTATATAATGTTTCTCCAGTTCCTTCTGCTTCAGTAGCTTCATTACTTGTCGTTTCTTCACTGTTTCCTTCACTATTTTCTTGACTGTTTTCTTCATCATTTCCTTCGTTAGTCTCTTCGTTGGTTTCTTCAGTATTTTCTCCGTCTGTCTCGTTTACTGTTTCTTCTGTTGTTCCTTCTACTGTTTCCTCTACTGTCTCTTCTACATTTGCGCCTTCATTTAACCCTTCAGTCTCTGTTACTTCATTGTTTAACTCTGTAACGCCTTCTTCATTGTTTTCCATATCTTCTGCTCCTCCTTTCTCCTTTAATTCTTTATATAAAAGGTTGATACCACTATTAGTTGAATAACCTATTATTAGGTCATTTTTAGATAAGGATTTTTTTCCATCTAGCCTTTTCATCTTTCCAGTAGGAGTTTCTATTTCTTCCCCTATAGATGATTGTATAATAGCATTTGGATATGCTCCGTCAAATACTACGCTATTTTCCATAAGCACATTATTTCCTGCGTGCATCTCTTTTGGAGGATTTGCTTCGATTATACATTCTTTAACTTCGTTTGTTTCTTCGTTTACAATATACTTTTTCCCTGGAATATGTTCACATTTACTATAATCATAAATACTATTTCCGCAAATTGAGCATTTATAGGATTCTGTTGTTGTTCCCCAACCAACACTTGTATCAGCCAATATTCCAGATTCTATTAATTTAATGATATCATTCTTACTATATCCATCGACCTTGCTATCATCTCTTAAAATATATTGTGAAGTATAAAGCGATGTGGTTTCTCCATCTTGACTTGAACTTGCAATTCTTCCGTCGAATACTTTTCCTATTGGAATACTTTGTACTCCCGTTTGTGACCAATTATGATTTAACATTAAAGAGACACCTTTTTCTGCATCGTCTCTCATTACATTTAATAAAGCTGGTGTTAATTTCATATATCTATTAGGAACTACTTTATCTCCTACAGCTAAAGTTTCAAATACAAAGAAGTCTTCTTTTTTATATTTATCACTTTTTATATGTCTTTTCATCTTCTCCCATTGTTCATCTGTTGGTATAAAATCTGCCATTATTTGTCACCTGCTTTCTTATTTTTCTTTATTGATTTATTTTCTTTTTCTTCTTCAGCAACAACTTCTTCAACTTCCAAAGTTATAATATCTTCATTTTTTAATTTGTCTGCTTCTTTTTCAGAAATTATTACTTCTTCTTCTACAACTACAGTTTTTGCTTTTTGATTTAAATATTCTTGTTTTTCTTCTATCAGTTTTTTCTCTTCTGCTCTGTTCCAAGCTACTATAGTTGGTTCAATACTTAAACTAGATTTTACAATATGAGGCATATCATTCCCTCCTCTCAAAAATTAATTATTTTCAGATTTTTCTCCTGTTGCTTTATCTGTTCCTAAAGCTCCTTGTGCAGCTTCATCGGTATTTATCCATCCTTGCTCTTCTGCTAGTTGATAATGTTCATCTTTTGCCTTTTGTGCAGTCCATTTCTGTTCTTCACTTTGATATTCTAGTGGATTATGTGTCATTTTCAAAGTCCCTTGATATCCATTTAATTGTAACCATATTGCTCCAATGTCTTCAATCAATCTTTTACTTTTTTGTTGAAAACTTGCAACCATATCCGTAATAATTTTCATTTGAACTGTTCCCCAACTCTCTGTAGTTCCACTATTCCTATTCATTAAAAATCCTAGTGTTTTACAACCATTAAGCATTTGAATATCTATTGTATCGAACCAAGCTCTTGTATCTATTGAGCTTCCTGCTGAAGAATTTGAGTTTCTATTTACTTCAATATCATCTGTTACTACAATATCCTGAGTTGGCTCTCTTCCTACTGCAACCGAAGATGCCAAATTAACTGCATTTTGTATTGCTTCTTTTATTGCTTTTTTATCATTCCTTTGTGATGCTGGTAGTGTATTTATAACACGCTCCTTATTAATTGAAAATACATTATAAGGATATCCTTGTCTTCTTAAGACAGCTGAGCTATCTTTTATTGTTTGCAATTTATAATCTACTGCAGGAACTGCTGACTCTAATAAATATGGTCCATTAGGCTTTGTTATATCTGGATTTGATATTACCCAAAATACATTTCCTGTGGTTAAATCTACTTTATTCCCATCTTGGTCTTGATATGGAATCCATTCTTCTACGCCATCCCTTGATTCTAATTGCCATTCGATTGTTCTTGGGTCTATTATATATATTCCAGAAAATGTATTATCTCCACCGACAACCACTTCGACCATCATAACGTTATATAATAAGCCGACTCTATGCAAGTTGTCTACAATTCCATCTAATCCATCTTCTCCTAATTTATTCCAATGTCTACACTGAAGATTAAATAATTGCTCAGCTTCTGGAATTCTTGTGCCATTCAAATCTCTTATTTCTATATTTATTCCTTGCATACATAGTCTTTGAAAAGCCCATACAGCTTGTGAAACATCAGGGTCTTTTGCTGCTATTACTTCTATTTGCTCTCCGACATCCGTTTTTTCTCTTAATTCAGTTAGTAATGCAGAAGATTGATATTCTTGTGTTTCTGTATCACCTACTGAATAGCCTGCATAAGATACTTTGTTTCCTTCTTTTACTTCAATTACTGTTACACTTTCCTGACTTTTTTTTGGGTTCTTACTTTTGGCAAACTTGCCAAAAAACTTTTTTATATTATTTGCCAAAACCTTTCACCTCTAATCTTATTATATATTAACAATGGAAAAAAGTAAAGTTTTTTCTATTATTTTTTTGCATAAAAAATAAGAGGTACTTACCTCTTATAAATATAAATTGTATTTTTTTAAAAAAACGAATTTTTTAAATTGGCAGTTTTGCTCTGAATATTCTGCACTAACATTAAATTATTATCGCTGTAGAAATTAGCCGCTTCCTCTACGCTACCAGCTGTAATATCTGCAACTGCAAAATAGGCACTCGAACAAGCATCATCGTGTCCGTCCGAGCAGTTATATTGCTATATGTTATAGTTTTCCCTTTTTCTGATATGTCAAACCCATAATCTTCAAATTGCCTTATAGCTGTTTCTGATATATCATCAACATTATGTATTTTAAACTTTCCACATTTTACTAAAGCCGTTAAATTCTCAACCAATTTCTCTTTATTTCTTCCTTGCTCTGGATAAGCTATATATGCAATTCCTGCTATTTTAAAAATATCCTCTAAAGCTTCTCCCAAACCTGTTTTACCATATCTAACCATTGCATAATTCCATTTTTTTACTAATTCCTTTATGTAAACATTTATTTGTTCTGTATATGGTACCTTTTCTAACTTTCTCCATTCTACCACTTCGCCCGTTTGTTCACAATATACACAAATCCAGGCTCCGTCAACTTCACGTGCGGGGTCAAAACCTATACTATATGTATAGTAGGGGTTTGGAGTTTTTATATTTCTTATATATTCTTTTAATTGTTCTTTAGGTAACATTGGTTTTTCTATAACCGCTTGCTCTCTAAAATTAGGGAACTGTGACCCAGCGTCATCTGAAGGTAATCCTAATATATCTTCTCGGTATTGTCTATCAGAACGAGATAGCATAAGGTCTTCTTCATACGTTCTTTGATTAGCTAAATATGGGTCATCACCACGTTCTACCCATTTGTCTATTCTTTTGTCATAAACTTTATTTCTTAAATCTGCAAAATAAGGATTGTCCCATCTTGAAACATAAAATGTTTCCCAATTAGGTCTTTGTTTTTGACCTCCTTCAATTCCCCAACGACAAACTTCATTAAAATATGTTCTACCTCTTGGGGAACTATTAACTAACAGTAAACCTCCTGTGCCATTAGGTCCTCTGCCTGGAGAATCCAAACGGTCAGTAATGTTTCCTATAACTATATCAAACTGTTTAATTCTAGCAGCCTCCGTTATCCATACTATATCCAAACCAACAGAAACCAAACTATCTGGGTCATCAGCAGAACGAAATTCAATAAGTCCGCCATTTATTGTATCTATAGACAAACTCTCTTTATCAAAGTTTACAACCAACTCTCTAGGGAATGTGTTAAAAATCTCTCTCATTAACTGACCTGCAAGTCTATATGTTGGAGCTATTATCCATCCGTGAACTTTTGGAACATATGTATGGTCTCTATCTTCATTAAGCATTTGTATAAATTTATTGGTAAATTCCATAGTACAAGAACGGTCTTTACCAGTTCTAGCTGCACCAGATATTACTTTACATCTTGCTTTTGAAGCGTGAAACTTCTGTTGCCAAGGATATGG